TAACTACTTGCTAAGACCATAAAAAGTATTACAATTATGCAAAAGTACACTAAAACAAAGGTATTAAGGATTTCAGAGGGTCAGTTATTAACGCTGCAAAAAATGAAGTCTTACAATGTAGATGTTAGCCAATTTATACGTGACGCAATAGCTGATAAGATTCAGAGGGAGTATTTCGATCTCATATCTAAGCCTAAAAAAATAGATTGTCCTTTTTAAACCATAGGAATAGCTATAGGAAACGTACCTTTGTTTAGGATAACACCGCATCCTATAGCTGATTTCTTGTAGTTCTTTCCATATTCAAAAGCATATTTAGTGGTGTCTACTCCACATCCAACTTGTAAACCGAATATTTGCTTACCATTCCCTTGTAGAAATTCCACATATAACTCAGAGTGTAAATGACCTTGAGCTTGAGAGCATAGTTCTTTTTTCATTCTGTTTTTAGCAGTACCTCCTTCGCCATGGTTAATATCAATACCAAACCAATTCACTCTTTCAACAAATTCCCAAGTAGGAGTGTTAAGAACTTCTTTGTAATCTTTGATCCACCTTTTAGATAGTCCACCGCTAAATGCTTTTCTGTAAACAAGTCTATCGTGGTTTCCTATGATTACTTTTGCGTCAGGAAACATATCGTGATAAGGTTGTAGCCTTTCGATAGAACGGTCAAGCTCATCTCCAGCTCCATAACCATCTGGGTCACTTGGATGATACGAGGAATAGTGCAAGTCAATCACATCGCCAATAAACAGTACAGTACCACAATTAAATATCTCTTGTTGTTCTCTACAGAAATCTAAATAACCATCTAAGTCAAATGGAGTATGAATGTCTCCGACTATCAATAAGTTATCAGGGTCTCCGTTAAGATACGGCTTGCTCCTTAACAGTTTCAAATACTCTACATTCTGCTTGCTAGAAAGCCTATATCTACCACTAATATTAAGTTGCAATCCTAACTGCTCAGCAATCTTATCTCTTAGTCTATACCTCATCTTTTAGTATCATAATTAATAATAAAGTATAGTTAGCCATATCAACTAGGCTGTCCTCTATACTCTCGTTATTCGGTTCTGACTTCTCTTTTAGCAACACACCTAATCTAGCTACCTTAGTAGCTATTAACGAAAGGCAGTTTTGTTCCGGAGATAGTCCGCAGATAGAACCTGCTAGTTTGAAGTTGGAAAGCCTATCCTCGTTAGCATAGTCGTTACCTTTTGAGAGCATAATACCTCTCATTTTATCGGTTATCTCGTTAAAAATATATTCTTGTTTCCCCTGGTTCATTTTAAAGTAATTTACGTCCTAAGATTATTATGCCAATAGCGATAACAATAATAGATATCTTGGTAAATATTTCAAGTCCTTTTTTATCTGATGTTTTTAGTTCGGAAGACACTTTCTCTTTGACTTCAATAGAGGCTTTTTCAGACACTCTTTTCTTTTCTACTACATTAGTTACAGCAGATGCTTTTTCTTTCTTAATACGTACGTTAGAATAGCTCCTGCCACCTACTACCATCGGTATTGAATTATCAATTGGCTCTATAGAGTAAGAATCAGCATTCCAAACAATATTTGTCTTTATCTCGGTGGTATCCAACGAGGCAAATTGTTTAAATTCTGTCGCTTCTGAAATAATATTTTCCTTCTCTACTTTTCTAGAGCCACACCCCACCGAGGCAATTAGCATAAATATCAATAAGTATTTCATCCTATATAAAGTATTTGTTTTCTATTCTTTTCTTTAGACACGTAAGATACATGAACCCATGCAGGATTATTTTTATCACCAAATTCCCAAATTAATTGGTCAAAGTCTACGTTTTCTTTTATGTATTCAAAAATCATTTTGTTACTCAATTTACCTGTTCCCTGCATATCTATAGCTTGTCCTTTCATGTGCTGAGAAGTTTTTGCTCCTCCAACAGCCTTGTTTAACTCGGTAGATCGAAAGAATGAAGATACTCTTATTGGAGTATTAAAATGCTCTCTTACGTTATCAAATACTCTTAAAGCAACTAGTTGCATATTAATTAATGCTAGTACATTTGGAATGTTGTCTATATTTTTTCTAGTAGCAGTTTGGCTATTAACAGCCTCTTGGTAAGTTATATATTTAGATATGTTTTTCATTATTTAGTTATTAAGTAAGTTAGATAAGCAAATAATATTCCTAAGACTCCTCTTTGAAACCATTTTATATTACTTGCTAATTCATCAGCTAATATTTGTTTTTCCTCTAAATCCTTTACTCTAGTCTTAATATCGTCTAAAAGATGAACCATGCCTTTATTTCCATTTAAGCTAGAGCCAATCAGAGCAATTTCAATATTGTTTACGCTAGTTTTTACGTCTACCATATCTGTTTTATATACTTGGAAATGATTTTCTAATCTATCTATTTTCTCTGATTCTAAATGAGTCATTATAATTCTTTGCTTTTCTTTTTTAATAATTCAATTACTGTGTCTGGGGCGAATACAAATCCAATTCCACTACCTATTAAAAGACAAACTAATATGTAATCTGGCGTTAAGTTTACAAATGTATAACCTATCCCAGAAACTATTAATACTATTCCTAATAGCGTTGTTTTCCAAGACTTAATTACGTTTTTCATATTTTTAATTGTAAACTCTTATTTCTATTGATGTTTCAATAAGCTTATCATCAGCTTGAGTATTAGAACTATCTAAAGTTACTACAGATACAATATTGCTGCTAAACCTATAAGCTATCGATTTACTATTTGTTGCCGCTGTGTTAGCTAACATTACGTAAGTTTTTAAATTAATAAATGCATTAGACAAGGTACCTTGATAAACTCCTGCACTTGCAGTCCTACTCCAAACAACCGTACCGCCTAAAGTATTTTCTAAAACCGTAGCAACTGGCGCAGCCGTTCCGCTTTGAGTTAATAAAGCCGTATAAACTTTATATCCTACGGTTAAACTACCATCCCCTTTTACAAATTGAGTTGCTGAGCCTCCTGTTGTTACGTGTGATGTTGCAGTAACACTTGAAGAGAATGTAGCTGCGCCTAAATCTGCGATTTCAAAAACATTTGTTCCAAATCTATTATTTATAAAGAAATTTCCAGAACTCCTAACGTTAAAACCAATAGCCCCCGAACCCGATCTTGTTAATGATAGATTTAAATCTGTTGAAGTAGTTGAATTTAAACCTGTTGCCGTAACACTTGAAGCGAATGTAGCTGCTTGTGTATTCGATAGAGTTAAAGCCGTGATTCCATTTGTCCACAACATAAGCGGAACATTTGAAGCTGAATATATGTTATTTCCGCTAATGTTATTTTCTAGTTGAAATATTGAGGAATTATTGGAATTTAATATATTTAAAAAAGAATTACCATTTACACCTACTATACTACTGCCTCCAGCAGCTTTTAAAGTTCCACTTATCCACATATTAGCCGATTGAGCTGCTGCGTTTTGATTTTGAATGTAATTAGCTGAACCGCTTGAAGGTGCAGCACCTAAACTAGATAAAGTTTGATCTCCTGTGTTTGTTCCGCTTGTATTAGCTAGTCTTGTTGAAATTGTGTTGTCAAAAGAAATCTTAGCATTGTTCGTGGTTATATTTGAGGCTTGTGTTGTTGTAATCCCTACCTTACCATTGTTATTAGCAATATCAGATTCCATTGTGTCTAAATTTACTGCTTGAGTAATAGTTATATTAGCTACTTTTGCTGCATCAGTATAAGATATTTTAGCATTATTAATAGAAACTTGCCCTTGCAGTTTACCTAAAGCACTCAAAACAGTATCAGTAGCAGTAATAACCGAAGTTGAAACAGTAGATAATCCTGTTAAAATAGTAGCTAAAACTCTTGAAGCTAAAAAGTATAAATTATTAGAGCCTTCTGGAACGTCATTTGTAGATGCAATTAAACCGTTTGTGATTTGAATGTAAGCTGAACCAGTCCATCTATATTGTTTATTAGAATCTAATGCGATATAAATTTTTCCTATTTCTCCTGTTGCTGGAAAAGCTGCTAAATTAGCAAACTCCAATACGTCATCAACGTAAGATGGTAATTGTGATTGAGGAACTACTCCATTAACTAAATCTGCTTTAAGCAAAAGTCTAGAGTCAATTCCATCTAAAACTCCTTTATCAGTAGCCGACATAACTCCTGCTGAAGATATTGTCGCTGAAGGAATAACTGCGTTAGTTCCTGTAGAAGATTCTACTGTTACGTCGTATGAAGTTATATTAGCAGATAAGTCTGATCCACCATCAATACTTACTACATTTATATTCTTTCTTAATATCCTAGTGTAAAAACCAACTACGGTTAAAGTTCCACTTATAGAAGATTTAATATAAACTTCAGCTCCATTTGTTTTAGCATTTGAGTTTATCGGTAACTGAGTAATATAAGATGCTAATCCAATTCCAGAAGTAGAATTAAATAAAGGTAATTCTATAGAACCAATCTTTAAAAATACTTTGCCTATTGCGTTTGTCAAGTTTAAATCTATTCTTATATCTACAGTATCGCCAATATCCATTTGAGAAAAATCAAACTTATTGGTATCTGTATTCCAAACTGTAGCGATGCCAAATGGAGATTGAGATATGTCAGTATTAGATCCTAGAGTATCATTAGTAAGTTTCTTTTCCGTAGCTGCGACAAAGCTAACAGAACTTCCTGAATCAGAATAATTAAAGTTTCCAACAGAATTAAGGAATTGCTGAGACTGTTGAGGTTGGTCAATTAATATAAGAGAAGTTCCAGAACTGTTCACCACAACCATCTTATTTGGCACTAAAGTGTTAGGTGTGTCAGACAATTCGACAAACTTACTGTAATTAAACAAATCTATAGTAGTAAGACCTGTCTCAGAAGCGTTAACAACTACCGCCTCGTTAGAGTGACCAAAGTAAGTAAAAGTGTCTAGTAACTCATCAAACCTATTTGCACCGGATGCTCCTCCACCGTTACCAAGACCGTCAAAGAAACCAACTTCAATAAGTTTTATCCATAATGAATCTACAGATGCAAACGTGAACGTTCCTCCTGCTATTAATGTTATATCAGAAAATGATATATTCTGTTCTTTAATTATGTTAGCTCCATTGCCTGTCTTAAAATTGCAAAGAGAACCTTGAGTTAAGAGTCTGTTTTGGTCATTTGAAACTTCGTTGGCAGTATCTCCGTTAAGGACGAAGCTAAAATAATTACCGGTCTGTTTTTCTATTAATAATGTCATATTTTCTGTATAAATAGTGTAACTATGTAGGGTTGTAAGTTGTTATGCGCTGTGCTCCCTCCTGCCAAAGCAGTTTGTTCGGTAGCAGTAGTTCCTCTAAATATCCCCTCACTTCCCGCAGGTGCTGATTCGTTAAGTCTTACTACGTTTAATCCGTGCGAGTGAGAAGGTATTTCAGATAAAGATAGTGTATGAGTTGAAGCACCTCCTAAAAAACGCATAGTTAGATAAGAACTTCCGTAAGGCATTGAAACTCTTCCGTTTCTATTAGTTGTTCCGTTGTTGCCATTACATATTGCCCATCCTGTTCTTTCATTCTTGCCTAGTCCGTTTGCTTCAAAATTATCTATAATATATTGGTTAGTGCAATCCACCTCTTTTATATCTCCCGTAATAAAGCCTACAGAGAAAATAGCATCAAGAAGTGCGTATTCTACTTCCCTATGTTTTAATGCAGGTATTTTGCTTCCGCTAATTAAGTTTATAGATATTAAATCTGCTATAGTTTGTTTGCTCATTTATTTATTTTTTAAGAATATTCCTAATAGCGTAGTTTTCCATGATTTGTAAATGTTTTTCATTTGCTTATTTTAACTAAACCCACCACCTCTCAGAAGGGAAGTGAATAAGGCTATGTTATCTAGTATTATGTTCATTAAGTAAAAATTAAAGTGCCTGTAAAGTTTTCTACTACCCAAACTATTTTAACTCCTGTATCTTTATAAGCACATCTTAAAGTAACGCAATCATAAATATTAGTAGTTGCTATTTGACCTGTAATACCTATTGTCGTTGCGTTTGTTCCTACTGTCGCTCCTACTCCTGTTAATATCTGTTCAAATGCATTTTGTTTGACCCTCCATTTTGCATAACCATAACCGATTATTTTTATAAAATCTCCTACATTTGCCGATATTGGCAATGTAAAGTTTCCAATATTTCCATTAATAATCCAATCATGAATATAGGTTTGGTTGCTAACCATTTGAATATTTACATTTGTAGTTTTTGTTTGAAAAATATCTGTATATTTTTTATTTTCCCAATAAGAATTACCTTTTATATAAAACTTTTCATTTTTACTTGTTGCTGATATTTCGCCCCTGTTTTCATTAAAATCATTATAAAGAGTGAATGATGAAGTATTTTTATATCTTAATAATTGGTCTACATCTATTTTAGTAAATGAGCCTAATTTATACCCGCAATTAAATATAACTAAATTTGTATTAGTTTGGTCACCAGCTTGTGCTCCTAGTTTTATAAACCCTGTATCTAAAGAGGTAACAGCGTTTAGTTGAAGTGCGTTCAATTCAAAATAGATGCCATTAATAAATAACTTAATAAAAATTGCGTCAGCATCATTTTTAATAAATATCATTTCGTTGATACCCCCCTGATTGGCTAAAATATAATTATAAGCATCTGTAGAATCGTGTCTCTGTGATACTCCTGATACTGTTCTTAAAACAACTTCTAACCTTGTGCTTGTTGCGTTTAAACCGATACTTAAAGAACCGTTACTAATACCACCTGCAAAAGTTCTTATTCCCACAATTCCAATTGATCTAAATGTCTGACCTATTGGTATTTTAAAAGTAGTCAATAACATAAAATCAGAATTAGCTATCGGAGTAAATGCAATTTGATTGTAAACAAAACTATCGCCTTGACCGATAACAACCCCTGTATCTTTATAAGTACCATCACCTAATGTCACTAAACTTTTCGATAAACTTTTTTGTTGTAAAATAATATCATCGTCTGCGTAATAGGTTTTTTTTCTATCTGTGTAATCGAAAACAACGCCCTTATACGCTGGAGAAATTGCCCACTCTTTAAATAGGTTAACAGATAATACATTTTGAGCCGTTTCGTTTAAATGTGTTACATCAGCAAACCAACCTCTATCTAATCCATATTGATAAGATGGAACGTCTTTTAAAGTGTCGTAATAGTCTTGTTTGTTTGCAATCGCCCAATCTCGTATAGGGTAATTCGCTGTTTTAGCTTGTGCTTCTGTTGCTGCTATAATGTCAGGATAAGGAACAATAATAAGAAACTCGGTAAGGGAATAAACGCTTTTAAATAACGTATTTAATGCCGTTAATTTACTAACAGCGTTACTATCTTTCATTGACCAAGTAATACAGTTTGGCTTGATTAAATTAAGTAAAACACTCACGTTAGCACTTGGCATCGTGTTAATATTTACCATATCAAGTCCCCCTTTATCTGCAAAAGAAAGAATTAAACCTTTTTTTGTCGTGTCCTCCATTAAAGCACCAACTATAACAACCGTGCCACTAGCCCAAACGCACTCTATCTCTATGGTAGACTCTAAGCTTTTAGAAAAATCAAAAACAGTAGTCGCTAATCCACTTGCCCCGTTTGTATTTACTGTACCAATTAAAGTTCTTATGTTAGTACCAGCACCGATTGATTTATAAACGTCAAATGTACCTCCGCCCGAAACTGTTTTGTAAACAATTGTGGCTCTGTTGGTGCTAAAATCAATTCTGTTTTTTTCGTCAACTACGTTTTTAAAATTAAAAGAAACTTGCTGACCTGTATCGGCTAACTGAAATACATCTCCGTTAAAATATTCGTTGTACTGGTTAATTAAAACTGTCGCACCTGAGTTGAGTCCATTTCTGTTTATAGAATATAACGGTCCGCCAAAAGCACTAATAAATGAGCAAAAAATACCTCTAAAACCATATGTTTTATACATATTTCTCAGGGCATCTTCTGCGATTAAAGATCTCGCTATACTATCCCCAAAAACCATTAATGAAGCGTTGCCAGTTCCGTTTCTTACATTGTTTAATGCGTTTTTAAAACCCCAAGTTTTAATAAAAGAATCAGGCAAAGAATCTATCGGAATTACTGTTTTAGAAAAAACTGTTTTCGTGTTAGAAATATTAATATAAGTAACCCCAATAGTTAAATCTACTATTAAATTACCCGCATTTGTGTAAGTTCCGCTTTCTCCCGCTAAGTATAAACCATCGCTTGAAGGTACTGTACTCACATACAACACCCCTTTATAGCCAGAAGATAAGCCTTCTATCGCTAATTTATTAGCTAATATTTCACCCGAAAAAGTGTCTGTATAAGTTTTAGTGGAATAATTCGACAAAGTTTCTGTTTTTACATAACTCGTCAAATCTAAAGCCGTTTGACTTATTGAAAACACACCGCCCGCATCTCTTGAAATTACTGCGAAAGAGTTAGCGTTTACAACTTTGCCCCCGAAGTTGGTATATGTTCCGTTTTGAGTGGCTAACCAAAATGCTTTACCTGTTCCTGTTGGAGTTGATGATGGAGTAATTGAACCTAAAAAAGTGGCTTCTGACAGACCCTGAATACCCTGAATGCCCTGAATACCCTGAATGCCCTGAATACCTGTTTGTCCTATTAAGCCATCAATGCCTTGGTCTCCCTTAAATCCCTGAAGCCCTATTTCTGAAAACGAAACGTTTATGACTTCTGAACTTCCTATTTCTTGAATTGTTATCATGTCGTTATATCTTGCGTTATATTTATTTTGCCTCCAAAATAAGTTCTAACATCTCCATTAGAATTAGTTATCTGTAAGTCATATATATAAGAGTCTTTTCTATATCCCAATACCCTAGTCTTCATTAAAACTACACCGTTAATTGCATCTGTAATAGAGATACTATCTTCGGTAGTAGACCAAGTGAAAACAACTCTACCCCCTTTTATAGATTTGAATTGCATATCTATTTTAGCACCTGTTAAATCAAAGCCAAAAGTAATCTCTCTTGATTTAAAGGTATCGCCTTTTATGTGGTCTGGAAAATTGTATGTTGTCATATCTTAAATATTATAATCTGTACCGTAATCTATATTAGAGTAATCTGCATCTCCGAAAAAATTATCTCCTTTATGAGTAGATATCTGAAATTTAATCTCCGCAAAATTCTCTTGAGCAGTTAAGTCCGGTATTGAAACCGCTTCAAATAAACTGCCTCTTACTAAGTTTAGATATAAATATGGATTCTCTAAAACATCTGTAGTCTTTATTAAAGTATCGATATCCATTAACTCAGAATGATATATTTCTAGCTTACTCGTTTGAACTGCTTGAGTAACTGTATTCCTAGTAGAAGTCTCGTAATAGGTAGTCAACTCAGTTTGCTTAGTTGATTGTCTGAACCAAGTCTTTATCCCAATTGACTGATACTCATCAACCCTTTTCTCTTTGTAGTGAAATTGTGTTGTTTTATCAATTCCTTCGTGGGTTAGTAAAAAGGGTGTTGAGTAAAAAGTCTCTCCTAACGTTTGTGTTATCTCTAGGTATATTAATCTATCTCCAAAATCAAAAGGAACATTTAATAAGCTCCAATAAAACTGAGGGTCTCCGTTAACCGAATTTGTTAATTTCTCTATTAAAAAGTAATCTGAAATGTTAGTTCTAACCTCGTCACACAAATCTACCGCTACTACAGTCCAATCTTCTAAATTCAAACCATCGGGAGTATTAGTTACTTGAACATACTTTAGTGTGTTGTTAGGCAACAAATGAACTCCTTCAAAGTTGTAGAACCTATTCTCTTGGCTATTTCTAAAGTAGAAAGCCTCTTCTTTTGTTCTGTATAAATTTATAAAAGGTTCTGTCATAGCATTATAGTAAATCTAACCATTGTTCTAATTGCAATAAGTTTTCGGGATAAGCTCCGTTAACTGAAACTAAGTTCCAAAAAACTCCATTGTAAAGTCTTTGTCTAACTTCATCAAAGATATATAATTTCTCACTAACAATTTCGTAAGCTAAGTTCAAAACCTTCGTCTCCGAGTTAATTGTTATAATTTTATTTTGCTTTGAGATAGTCATGCTAGATGGCTCGTACTTATCCTCTGCTTTTATCGTTAATTGTTTAGACAAGTTCTCGTAGCTCATCTCCATCGGATAAAGCTTAATAACATTACTGTTTTTGTCTATACTCCTTATGTAGCCTCTATTTACTCTAATATTATTCTGAAGAGATATAAAGTCTTCAAATTCTACATTGGCAAAAACAATGTTATTATATACGAACGGAGATAGAATCGGATTAGTAGGCTTAAAGCTTTTATCCTCAATGACTGTATCATTTAAGTATGTTGTTGAGCATTTTCCATTGTTTTTATAGAATGAATTTAATATCGCAATTTCTTTTTTGTAAAGACTGCAGGTAGCTAGATAACTATTGTAATAGTTAAGAATATTTCTTTTTACAGAATATCTTAGATTAGCGTATGCATTAGGAGACTTCAAATTATTAAAAGCAGTAAATCCTTGATTAGTCCTCATTGTAAAAGGAGTTACCGATGGAGTAATTTCGTATCTATAATTTGTGGCTCTTATGCCATCATTACCACTTCCTATAGCTCCTGATGAAGTTTTCGTCAGTTTAATCGAGTTTGCCTCAACTGTTACGACAGTATATGTTCCTATGTTCTTATCAGTAGCTAATATCTCAAAAGTAGACCCAGTTGAAAGACCTATGGCACTAAAGTTTAATTGACCATCGCCTATTAATGATAATTGATTAGCTCCTTGATTATAAACGTGGTTTAATGTAGTCACTTCGTCAAAAAATACACTAGCAGTAGTGTCTACAATGTCTATGCAGAATATCTTATCGTCGTCTTGAGAAGCGGTGTTATCCGATATCTCTATAGACTTTCTTCTGTTGCTTTCAATTAAAAAGGCATCTCTAATCCACTTAACTTCTACTTCTTTTTTGTTCTCCACCATTTTATTAGCAAGTACCCACTCGCTATCTCCATGAATATTATCAGCAGTATTCGGTTCATCGGCTTCTTTTAACGCTTGAAAATCGCTATATTTATAAGTAAATTTATTTATAGAATGTCTTTCGTTAAAGGTTTTGCTCATCTCTGAGAACTGAGTATTATCAAAAAACCCACTTTCTACAGGTCGGTAAAAATCCTCTTCTATACCGAAGAAAACATTTCCATTAGAAGATATCTCGTAATCGCCATTCATCTCTGTTATAGACTTCTCTATATCTTCTAAGCTAACGTAGAACGGATAATTAACAATTCTCCTTAAGAAGTTACCATTAAACAACATATTGTCATAAAACTGCCCTAAAGCCTCAAACCTAGGAGCAGATATATCTAGTCCGGATATAGACTTTATTACTTGAGACATTGTATCTATAAGTCTAAAAGAAGGGGTTATAGAGCTATAAGTTGAACTCTCTGCGGAGATTAAAGTAGAAAGTCCTTTTATATTTACATCCACATTAAACCTAGGTCTAAAGAACGGAACTGCATTTGCACTTTGTACTATTTTAAAATCAAAGTAAAGCCAAATTGAATCACCTCTATTTATAGATGGTATTGTTTGTATAAAATCTCCTTTAAATGAATATGACTCATTTTCTCTTTTAAATTCAGATAATAGATTTATTGTTGTAGAATTAGCAATATCTACTCCGTATTTTATCTTAAAATTAAAATCTGTATATCCGTTACCACCACCAGAAACACTTGTATTAAAACTAAAGTCTAATCCGTTTATTTCTATCCTTATCGCTTTTAAATTCTCTTTAGCATTGACTAACAAAAAATCTATTTCGGAAGGATTTTCAGATGTGAAAGTAGTATCGTTAAACCAAGACCCACTATTTTCTAAATTTGATTTTACTATGTTTTGACAAGGATTTATTTTTACAAATTCATCAGGAATACCCGCAATTAATCTTCTTGAGTAATCAGAAGTTTGCTCCCACTTGCTATCTTGGAATACTGGCTTTGATATCAGCAATGTGTTTTGAGGCACTAACGGAGCTATGTATTCTCCATCTATTGTAGAGGAGCTAAGCAAGTCTACCTTTATGTCTCTTCTACGCTTGATAATTTGAAAAGAACTCTCTTGTATCACTTTACATTTAAAGTACTCTAAATCGTCTGATTCAGCCTTAGCGAAGTCTAATTCGCCTATTATGTTAGACACGCCTTCTTTCTCTATGACCAAATTAACTCTACTCTCAAATCCAAAAAAATGATAGTAGTATAGTAATTGGTCTAAATAGTGATTTCTATAGTTTACAAACTCAAAAGGAGCTTCTCCTCCATTAAAGGAAATGTCTCTTGCAAATCCACCTTCTTTTTGATTCAAGTTAAAGTCGACAGAGCTAAAGCCGATGGGTTCATCAATCTTAACTCTACCGAAATTATCACTCTTGAAATCTAAATAAAATACTTCTCCCATAGTTATACTTTGAAGCCTTGACCGCTTGCTCTATTTTCGTTTCTAATGGTTTTGTTTCCCTTGCTTACGCTATAAGAACTAAATCCTTTTTTATCAAAGGTAGTCGTTTGAGTTGTAATATTCTTAAAATGTTTGCCAAGTATTGCATCCATCTCTTGATAAGTCAATCCACTATTGCTGTGGCGGGATTCGTTCATTGAGATTCCTTTGCTCTGAAGCATATTATGTAATTCCTTTTCTTGCCATTGCTCAGGTGTAAAAATCTGAGTTCCTTTTGGAGCGTTCATCACAACATCTCTTCCCTCTGGCTTTATTATCTTACCATCCGGAGTCACAATTGTTTCTTTGTAGTTAGATCCTTTCGCATCATTCACCATCATCAATCCACCATCGTGAGTACCTCCTTCAAAATACTGTGGAATCTTTTGAGAAGCTACAACTGCAATTTGAGCAGCTCCCAAGGCTCCAACTATGACAGACAAAGGTATTCCTAAAAAACCTGTCTTTTTTAAAGTAGCTATTACGGCTTGAGCAGTATCTATAGCAATGTTAAATATTGCTTGTTTTTGTGCCGCTTTGTTTTCCCTATTAGCTATTTCTTTTCTACGCTTTTCTGCTTGTTCCTCTATTTGTTTTTTAGCAAAATCACTTTCTCCTGCAAATCTTAAAGCTATATCTTTTTGATCCTCAAGCCTTCTATATTCATTCTCAAAGTTTCTTTTACTAAAGTCAGCGATTATATCTCCTGCTTTTTGTGCAGCATTAGCAATCTCATTAAAAGTATCTTTCCAAGTCTCTTTTAGTTCTGTAGCAGGAGTCTTTATGTTTTTAACCGCATCTTTAGCACTCTTTTTTAAGAAAGCAAATTGGTCTTTTTCTTCCAATGCAGAAGTAGCTAACAGATTGACAGGATCTAAATCAAGACCTTCAAGTTTCTTCTTCTTTTTGTTGTAGTCGTCTATTAAATCTATTCTTTTTATATGAGAATTTAATAATGCTATTTGCTGAGCTTCGTAGCTATTTCCTGCTAGTCTTAATTCTTCATCTGTATTTAGCTTTTCTAGCTCACTTCTTTTTATAAAGTCTAAGTCTAATTGATGAAGTCTATCGGTATAATATATTGTATCGTCATCTAGTAAAGTTTTAATTTTGGCAAGTTCTAGCTCTATTTCTTTTCTATGCATTTCTGCTAACAAAGCCAACCTCTCTTCTTCAGCTTTCTGTTGGTCAGAAGTTATTGTTTTTGAGCCTTCGTTAGCTCTTTGCTGAGCCGCTGTCCTGTTAGTAGCATCTAACTCGGTATTCTTATCATTTTGCTTTCTTACTAATTCATAACTCTTTTCCTGTTCGTCAGAAAGTAGTTTTCTATTTTCATCTGTGTAAGCTTTCTCTCTTCTTTGAAATTCAGCTCTAGCTTTATTTACATCACCATTATACTTTTCTAAAAGGAATAATAAAGCTTTATTACCACCTTGTGCTTGAAGTATTCTATATCTATCAAAACCATCTAACTGACCTATAAGTTTTGCATTATTTTTTTCGTTTTCAGTAAGTACATCTACCCCTAATTTCATTCTCAGAGCAGCAAGTTCTTCTTCACTAGCTCCTCTTTGTTTAGCTAGTTCAATGTCAATATTTGCTTGGTGTTCTAAAGCCGATATATTTCCATCTACTTGGTCTTGATTATCTTTCAAAGCTTGTGTCAACTTTTCTGTAGCTTTCTTTGCTGCATCAGTATTAAAAGCCATATCAATTAATTTAGAACCATAAATAGTAAGCAAAGTAACCCCTACACTTAAAGCGGTTTGCCAAGAAAAGAACGCTCCTGATACTGCACTAAATACGCTTTCGGTCTTTAATCCATCTTTTGCTAGTTGAACATTCTTTACCCTTATACTTTCTAATTCATCTACAAAAATAGGTATGTTGTTAGAAAGTGCCATAAAACCTGTTTGCATACTATTAGCAAAAGCAGGAGCTTCTCTAGTTAGCTGATTAATAGAGTTTGATAATCCATTCCAACCACTTGCGTAATTACCAACATTCCTAGTGTTCTTGCCTATAGCAGCATCTGTAGTCCTTAGAACTCCGTTGTACTTCTCGTTAACCCTAGTTAAAGTAACTAATCTTTTTTCTTCGTTGTCTGTTAAATTGTTGTAACGTTCTTTTCTTACAGATAAATCATTATAAACCGCAGTCAACTTATTTAATTGAGCTTGAGTTCTATTGTAAGCACTGTTTTCTTTTTCAGCAGCAAGTGCAGCTCTTTCTAGCTGAGCAGTTGTTTTCTTTGTCTGATCTTCTAATTTCTTTTTTGATATAGCAACTAAATCTATTCCTTTAGCAGTAGCTGTAGCTATTCTAAGCTCCTCTTTTAAAGCAACAGTCTCTTGTAAAAGAGTTTTTGTTCCTCCAACTCTCGTTTTTTGTAGTTCAGCAATTTTAAGTCGAAGATAATCTATTTGGTCAGCTAACTTTTTATTAAGAGCAGAAGCTTCTATTAGACCTGCATTAGCAGCTGCATTTCCTCCTGCGTTACTAGATCCTCCCGATGGGGTTGTTACTTTTCCTGCGTTAGCACTTAATGTTATAGCATTAGCAGAAATAGCAGTCATTTTAGCATCTACTAAATCTAACTGAGCAATTAAGTTTTTAAGTTGGTCGAGTGCCTGTTGAGCTACTACTAAATCTATTGCATTTGCCATAGTTATTTGTTTTGTTCTTCTAACATTTTACATATTTCAATCCACTCAGCTACAGATATTTCTTTTGGGTTTAACCTGTAAGGATAGCTAAGTCCTACAGTAGCTATTTGCAATTGCCTTTGAAGTGATACAGACTCTTTTCTACCATCGTCTTTTAATTCTCCTTCTAACAGTTTTATCTTTGTTTTTATTCCCTGAACCTCTTGTCTAATCCTAATTATGTCCTCAACATCGCCATCGGGAGTATTTACCTCTGACATTTTAAATCCGTGGAGTTTTAACTGCTTAACAAACTGTAACCTCATTTCTAATTGTATATCTGCAAATCCCATCGAAAACCTATCTAACAATGCATTGACAACGTTATATTTAGTCATTAAGTTATTAATCTTTGCCCATTTCTGCAACTTGATAGTAAAAGACCTATCGTTAATCGCAGTAAAATATTCCTCTAATATAGATTCCTCTTCCTTTAAAAACGGATCACGCTTACTTTGCCTCCCATCAAAATCATTTCTGAACCAATTAGTGTCTTTAGTGCTTAGGTATTTATCCCAATTGTACAAGGGAAGAGTTTCTATATTGTCATAAACCTTAGTGTCGTTATTATTCATTTATTTACTTTTTAATTAAAACTTAGTGTGTTATAAGGCGATGGTCTACAAGTAGTAGTAAGTCGTTCTATATTAAAGCATCTTCTTTATTTCACCTTTCGAACGGTGGTTGCTAACGACACTAAGTCATAAGTATTTTTTTATAAAGGTAAATAATTCTGGCTGAATTATCTCGTAGTTAAGTACGTGCTGATTCTCTATTGTCAATCCTATGAACTCAGAACCGGTAATAGAATATAATTCTAGTAGCTTATTTCCTGTATCGGTATTATAAATAGTTACTTGGTTATTAGATACGCTCAATTCCATGTCGTTAAATAATCTTCCTGAGTCTAAGAAGTTGTATCTGCTTCCTGCTAATTTAGGGAACCCTCTTAGCAATGAATTTGCATTAGGTTGATGATTACCTGAATAAACACCAAGTATTCCTCCATTAATATTAATTCCTTTAGTGTATAATTGGTCTTCAGTATTCAATCTTATTATCTGAACCTCATTCTTATAAACCGCCTTAGAAGTCTCTTCTAATATAGAAGATTGTACTAATATTGCCCTATCGAGATATTCTTTTATAGTCATAGTTATACAGATAAAAAAAAGGAGCAGGAACTAACCCACTCCCTTTAAAGTAATCACAATTAAAAAATATTATGCTGTCACAACCGCAGTAGCTATGTTTGATTTATATAATACATCAGCAGCAGACAATATTACTGGCTTAACTAGAACTGAGTCGAATAATCTAACTGTAATAGCATCGGCAGCAGCGTGAGCAGCTACAGTAACTGTAATCTTGCCTTCATTAGTAACGTAAGAAAGATTAGTAGGAGTCACAACGCTTCCGTTTTTAGTCACTCTTATATCGCTAAGTGCTAACCCTTCTACTAAATGACTTCCATCAATTAAGTATGGAGAAAACACAATTGTAGTTGAAGCTGCAACTATTGGGTCGATTGTAATCTTAACATCATTTACACCATCTAAATCATTAGAAGAGAAATCGTCTGGAGTAAGGAAGCTCATTCTTTCGTCAACTTCACTTCTTTCTGTAAGTTGTAACATTAAAGTTTGAGAAGCAGCATTAGTACCATCGTTACCCATGTACTTACCACTATTGTGCATTCCTAAAGCAAAACCTTTAACATCTCCCGCAAGACTTTGAGTCAACCAAATAACATCATCAACATCCCATAAAACTAAGTCATAATTACCGTTTCCGCTAAGAGACTTTAATGCTTTCTGAAAGTTATGACCATTATCAAAAGTAGCAAGATATTCGTAAGGAAGCTCAGATACTAAAGTCTTGTAACCAGAACCTTCTCTTGTTATAATTGTTGGGTCAGGAGTATTATCAGCAAATGTGATTATTCCCTTAAGGTAAATAAGCTTACCTAATTGCTGTAAATTCTGAATATAAGCCTTGTCTACCGTTCCCGATAAAACCGTTCCTTTTGCAAGCAATCCAATAGCAACAACTCGTTTTCTATCGATTCTGCAACCTGCTAATCCTGTACCTACTACATCTGAAGATGAGCAGTTTAATACGTTTAGTCCTGTTATCATTATCTTATGATTTTATTATTAATTAATTTTTCAATTGTCTTTTCATCACTCAATACAATAAAGTCTCCTTTTCTATACAGTCTGTCGTAAGTAAATGGAGTTAACACTTTAAACGTTTTAAGCTCTACTCTTTTTTTATTTGCCTTCATTAGAATTTAATTGTATTTATACATTTTGCAGTTCCATCTGCCTTCTCTCTAAAAATAACCGTAGCCTCAAAAACTACTACATTCCAATTATCTATCGTTTTAGCATCAGCACCTTCATTCTCACTATAATTAGCTAACCTATTAACCTTATACTTTCCATCTTTTATAGAAGTAACCCCACTTTTCTCTATAGAGGTGACTACATTCTTTAATAACGGATTGAGAACGCTAGTGAACTCAGTTTCCCATATTATCGGGTTGGTGTTTTTAGGATGATTAGACTGCTTAGCTAAAATTAACTTTACAGGCTTCTCTAGCTTGTGAGCATAAATATCTGATTCATCAACGGTCTCTGTTAGCCAAACTAGAGGGTATTTAACACTCTTTTTGAACTGAGACAAGTATAAGTTTAGTGTATTCTGAGATCCCCAATTAAACTGAGGTAAAAAATCAACAGAATTACTGTCTTTTATAGCAGGAAGTTGTGAGAATATCTCTTTTAGTATGTCCTCGACTATAATCATATACCTAATTGATTTTGCTTAACGTAAGTTACTTTTAAAGCGTCCGTGTATATAGCGTCATTGTCTTCTAAGAATATAATTAAAGGAACATCCTCGTCATAATTGTCTCCCAAGAAGTCAGTAAATCGAACTCCTCTAAGAAAAAACGTTTCTTTTCGACCATAACGATAATCACCCTGATACATACTCATGAAATCATTCCATGCAGCAACTATGCGTTGATTAGAATTGGCATTTACCGCATTTTGTGCAGAGATTACCTTTTCACCAACTCCTGTTACTTGACTAATGTTGTCTCTGAGCCAATTGTGGTAAACGTAAGGCACTAAAATGGATGTCTTGGATAATCCTTCCTCATAGGCAATTCCCTTCCATTTAACTGTCTTATTGTCTTTGACATATTCAACTCCGTTAACAAAATCTTGCCATTTCTGAGGCGCACCTGCATTAAGAACTCCATCTGTAATATTACTGTCTAAATCTTTAAAAAGGCTATATCCTAAAGCGTTTCTAAGTAATGACCTAACATCCTTGTCAATATATTGCTCTAAATTAATTAAAACATCACTATCCATCTCGTTAAGATTAGGAATGTTGTATTGCTTAATAAAATATGTTTGGTCTATTAAATACATCTACTTCTTTTTAGGTTCTTCTTTCCAATACTTAGCCACCTTTTCGGTATAAACCAAGTACGCAGCCAATTGACTATCGTACTCGATTACATTACCTTTTTTTTCAGTAGCAAAGTCCTTTGTAAACTCTACTTTAGCCATAATACTATACTGGTGTTGATTGAAGAGTTACTAAAGCAGCAGAGATAGAAGTTACTTTCTTAAATCCACCTTTGTCAGCAGCTCTAATCAAGAATGCCATTCTCTTACGTGCTTTCAATGTCATTTCGTCTTCTACGAACTGAGTTCCTGAGTATCCTTTTGACATTTCAACTCCACCTTTCTCATATATTCTAGCAAAACGATTGTCTCCAAGAACCAATGTGTTGACTGGAATGATATTGGCTTCAACTACAGTAATTCCTGAAACACTTGCACCATCTCTAGCAACAAATGGAGGCATAACGTAATTGTTGTTAGCGTCTTTCTTTAATTTCATTTTGTTGATGTCTGCAATATTCATAACTGCGAAGTTAGGGATATATTTAGCACCACCACCTACAGTAATAGATTCAGACACTTTTACAAGTAAGTCGTATATTGAAGCATCAGCAATTCCTGCGGCAGCAGGTACATAAGCATTAACAGAAGCAACTAATCCTGTAATTGTATTTCCTGTACCATCTCCTAAAGCAATTTGCCTATCAACTTCCAACGCAACGTTAGTGTCAAGGAACATTCCTAGTTCAGCAGCAAACATCTGAGCATCTTCAAAGAACTCTTCTGTAACAGGTAATGTATCACCAATCTTTTGGATAGTAACACTTCCTCTTTTGTACTTAGCAGTAGACTCTGGAAAAATAGCTCCTTCAGCAACGGCAGCGGCAGCTCTAGCAATAGTAGCCTCGTCCCAATCGTAGAAACGAATTACTCCGTTGTTGTTACCATCACCGATAGTCAACTTAGGAAAAATGTCATACATAGATAATTTACGAGTAGCTAATTGACCAATATCTGGTAAATCATATGCTTGCTCGTTGTTTGCAATAGAAGCTCTGTTAGAAAGTGCTTTTACAACAACTTCTTTGTTAGAAATTCCACCTGCAATCTCTTTCAATACAGCTTTGTTAGCCTCTAATTCATCTTTTAATCCAACTACTTTTGATTTCTCAGTAACAATAGCGTTCTCTTTTAGCTTAGCGATTTGCTCGTTAGCATCTTTGAACTTAGCCTCAAAAGCTTCATTAGCTTTTACAATTGCATCAGCAATTTGCTTATTCGTAGCTTCTTGCTCGAAAGTTCTTTTTTCCGTTTGGTAAGCGTCTGCTTCTACCGGAGTCATTTTGTCAATGGCATCTTGCCCTTTGTAAGTAAACATAATTTTCTCTGTTTAATTGTTAATTAAATATTCCTTCTCTTTTGAGTGACTTCCATCGGCTCGGGTATTGAAGTGACTTCGTCGGCTTCCTTATTTTCTTGCATCGTAGGGGTAATAGGATTACTACCCATTAAAACTGCACTTATTTCTATTAACTTAGCTTCTCTTACTAACCAAAAATAGCCTTCTTCCTCAGCCATTTCTTTATTACCTACAGAATCAATGTTGTCAAGATAAACTTTGTATTCGTCTTCGTAAGCTTCATCATTTACTGCAAGATCCAACTTTACATAAACCATTCCAACCGAATGCTGATTTATCCTGTTGTTCTTATATTCAGCAAATACTTGAGAATTATATTCTTTCATTATCTCAGTATCCATAAACAAAGCTTGAGTAGTACCTTCTTTATCTACTCCTAAATCTTTCCATGCAATGTCTTTTTCGTAAACATTCATTGGTTCTCCAATCTTAGAGGTAATCTTAAACTCGTGATCGTGAAGATGAAAAATATTATTATTCTCTTTTATTGACTTAGAGAAACAGCCTTTAGCGTGAACATCTTTATGCGAATCCATGTAAAGATAAGTATTTCCTACTATAGTTCTTTCTAGGATAAGCTCACTATCTTTATAAATACCTTTAATAGCTGAGGTCTTGGTAATTGCGGTTATACCACCTTTTACTATTTTTATCTCAGCCTTCTTTAAGGCAATGATCTCAGCCTTATTCTTTACTATTTCAGCTATATTCATTTCTTAATGATTTTTTGTTCAGCAATTTTTCTATCGTATTCTTTACGAGCTTCCATTAGCTTTTTGTACTTCTCTTTGTTATCGTCGTAGCTTTTAATTATCATAATCCTCTATGTTTAATTGATTAGCCTTAGCTAGTATCGCATTGTCAAGTTTAGCTTTGATAACAGTCTCTTTCTGTAACTCAAACACTTGGTTGAATGATAAGTGACCCCAACTCATTTTTAAGTCTTTATAACCAAACTTTTCTTCTAACTCATCTGTTAGCATTTGACCTTTAGGCTTCATAACGTAATCAACGTGTCTTCCAATAGCTTTTTCTTGATTGTCGTAAGTAGAGTTACCTCTAATAGCAGACTCAAGTACATCCTTCGGGATACCATACATAGATCCAATCATAAAAAAGTCATTGTAGTAACTATCATCTAATTTCAAACTTGCAATATTCTCTACAAATCTAGATATATTTACAGGAGTCTTAACAGCGTGAACAGACTTGTTAGAACGCATAGACGATTCAATAGAACTCTTCTCGCCATCAGGCATTACTAAGTTCATAATATTATCGTCTGAGTTCTTACCCGACACCATGAACTTCTTAGTAAATTCTAAATTGATAGACTTAGCGTCAAGAGCTTGTTCTGAGTTAGATATAACTTTATACAACGCATCGAGTCTCGAAGCTCCCTTGTAAAAGTTTCCATCAATGGAGTTAGATAAATCAAAAAATGGAGTTATCTCATCAAGTGGAATTATTTTAGTTTGACCATTGCCTAAATTGTACTTTACAGTACCTTTCAATATATCTTTATAGGTTGCCTCAGAAAACACTAAGCCTTTCAATTTATCTATAATATCAGTATCCCATTCTATCCCAATAGGGTTTAGCCATTGGATTGTATTGTTTTCGGAGAGAATTGATGCATTGCTAGGATTCCAAAGATATGCAGTTCCAGTTTGTACCCAAAACATATAATCCCATAAAAACTGTGTCCAAGTCTGCTTGAAGTTAGGTTTAGACCTTTGGCTATATAAAAAATCAACATCGCCACCCTTCTGATTTATCTTACCCATACTAAACAAATCACAGTTTATCGTGAATACTTTTAGTACCGCAGGATTGCTAAGAACAGCGTTTAATTTCTGAGTCTCAGTTAATAATCTGTTGTGTCTAGCATCTGATGTCAATGTCTCAAAGAAGAAACTCCCATCGCTATTTCGCTCTACCGAAGTCGGCATTGAGCTATTCCAACCTATATTGAAGTTAAATCCCATTTTACAAATATAATATTTTTATTCATACACTTTAATTAGATAAGTTACTTGGTGAAAGTCTCGTTTAAAAAGCCATCGCAAGCAGGTTTATAGTTCTCTCTCATCCACTTAACACATCCATAGAAAGTCTTTTTATACTTTTGAAAGTCCGCTAAAGCACCACTTTCGTCTACAGGACATTTATCAAATGCAAACCTCAAGGCATTGCTTAATATGTCGTCGTCAGATAAATTTGTAATTTCTTTCATGACTATAAATTTTTGATTACTCCCATCTTAAACAGTTTCTCAGTTATGTAAGTTATCGCGTCTAGAGTATGATTGTTATCGTCCTCCGGCTCTTCCTGCACTACTTCGAACTTATCCTTTTTTCTACAATACGTTTCTTGCTCGTGAGCTATGTTCTTACTAGAATCGGTGTAATATATGTTCAAACTCTGTAATGTTCCAATTCTATCCACAACTCTACTCTTTCCACCAACAGCAATCGCATATTCCCATCCAGAACGTCTTAATGCGTGTATCTTCGTAGGTCTATTGCTATCGCAGACAATAAGAGCTTCCTTGCGTATATTCAGTCGCTCAAAGAGCCAACTTACTAATCCTTCCTCTTGATGTGCGTTTATCTGATGCATCTGAGTTTCATTCAGTCCTCTCCTAAGCTCATTCTCTGAAGCGTAGTTCAATTCGTGAACATATAGATTACCATCGTAATATTTTACCTCAACCACCGCAAATGGATCTACCAATCCCCAGTCACATCCGTAATAAGTTTCTTTCTCAATATTCAGATAATCAAAATAAGAAATTGGTTTCCAATTGTAAATCCTTCCTTCAACTTGACCAACTTCTCCAAGTCCATAGACTCTCCACATATTTGCCCAGTAGGTATTAGTTACAACCCCATTTAAGTCAAATCCTCTCTGCTTGTACCTTACAATCTCACTTACTTCCTCTTTCGATAGAAATTCGTTGTCTAAGAACGTTAGCTTCAAGAAATCGCAGTCATTACGTGTCATTACCTCAGTATGAAACCAAAACTTCTTATTCGGGTTAAAATCCAAGAATACTTGCTTGGCTCTAGAAGTTAGCTCTCGATACGTAGAAAATTTTACTTTATTCGCCTCATTAACAAAAACTAAGTCAGAACGAAGTCCTTTTCCAATATCATCCTTATCTAATCCTAAAAACTTTATAAAACTGCCATTAGGAAATTTATAGAGTGTTCCATCCGTAAATTGCTCCTTCTTGAATATGCCAACCATCTTCATGATGTTGCAGAAATCCTTAATAACAGTTATTCGCATTTTCGATAACTCGTCCGAAGCTATGTAAATCTCCCTGTCGGGTACTGAAGATGCGTGATTTATAATTAGCATTAAGATAGAATATGTCTTGGACGCTCCTTGCCCTCCTTGTATTCCTTTTATCCGCTTGCGTAAAGCAGAAATTTTTCTTAATGCTGTTGTCTGTTGTATCATTTATTTTTTATAAAAACCACCGCATGCATTCGCTTAAACGGTGGGTAAACTACTTCTAGTTTGCACTTTCTATTGAAGCTGTTGTATCATTTACTCTTGTGTCGTGTTGTCCTCAACCTGAGACAAAGGATCTATCGTTAGAATAGGAATATTCAAATCTTTCTGATTAGTAGTGAAATCCATCTTATCACCGTACTTGGTTGGATCCATTCTACCTACTACCCACTTCCTAGCATCTACTTGCAATTTAGAACGGTTCACAACATTATGGTCGATTCTATCATTACCATCTCTGTCAATGTACATATCCTTATCTTGCTTATCTGCTATCTCAAGTATCTCCTCAAACAAATTATGCGCTCTGAGCTTCATAGCTTGGTTATACTTAATCACCTTCTCGTCGTCGAGGTTTAGCCACTTAAAGAACGTTCTCTGTGATGGAGTCTCTTCCCTTCTTAGTATCTCACGAACTGAAAGTCCATATTCTATCTCACGGATAATAGAGTCGAATACCTTCTCTACATCAGCATCGGTATAAAACCTGCCTTCTTTATCGTATCCAGTTAATTCTTGTTTCTTCTTAGCCATTTGCATATATAGGTTTATCCAACTATACTTACTATTAAGTATAATCTTATTCTATTAGTTCCAAAGATAAGTAATATATTTTTAATAAAAGAGGAGAAAAGTAATAAAAGGTATATGGCGGCATTATATTTATTTGGTAAACATTTATTTTACAACGCCGCCACATTAAAGTGGGTCATAGCAAGGGCTAACGAAGATGCGGCGGCGTTTTTGCGTTTTTTGCCCGAATTTTGGGACACCCCCCCCTAAAATAATTAATTAAAACATAGGGGTGTATAATAAGTGAGTAAAATAAAACCGTAATGCCGCCTCAATAGGAAAATTCTTACACCTAATAAGAGACTACAAAAATTGGTGAGAGGGTTGAAAACGCAGGAGAGGGGGGGGTATAGTTTATTTCTATGCAATAGCGATTCCTCTATAACAAAAACCTATCATAGCATTAACCTATGCTGGAGCGATAACGCAATAGCAAAAACCTATAATAGAATATATCTATACTGCGAGCTATAGCTCCAGCTTAAATGATAGATAAAACCTATTGCAATTGGTTATACTGCTACAGCGGATGAATGATCCAGCGATAAACTGCCTCAGCGAATGAATGCGACCGCAAATAAAGAACAAAAACGGTTTCGCTCTAGCAATATAGCCACAACGAAAAAAGCACCCGTTAAGGTACTTTAAAATCGATATTTTGTCGTGTGGAAAAAAGCGCTTTCCTCTCGATGAGTTTTTTATTCTAGCATATCAATAAAGTAATAGCATTTAATTTCAATCAATCTCCCCTGAAAAATTTCATTGTAAAACTCTATTTCATTAATCGCTGCAGCTTCACTATTAAACTGAGTCGCATTACTTATTTTATGATTGAATCCTGCTGCAGCATGAAACGTATAAAAGTATTCATTCTTATAAACGTCAAGTATTATATATTTTTTACGCATAATATTAAAATTTAGATGTGTGAAATTGTTTGCCCTGGTTAAGTACGTCAAGAGTCTGTTCTCTTGTTATATTGTAGTGACTCGCAAAACATTCGACAGTTAAAAAGTCGTTAAGAAAGTCTAAATACATTTGCTCCGCTATCTTATCACTATAACGGTTAATGTATACGATATCTTTATATTGGGCAGTACTCAAAGGCGTACAACTTTGACGGCCTAAATTATTGTTAGTGTACCAAAAAAAAGCATGCTTCAAAGGTAGATTAATCAATTTTTTGTTGTACTCAGTTAGTCCGGTAAAACCTATTTTAGAAGCTGTCAAACTCAATTGTTTATCGGTAAACGAGCATATTTCAAAACGTTGTTTTTTATAAGTAAATAATATACTAACTATATTACTTTTAATTTGATCAGTACCAAAAGGTAGCCAAACTGTGGAGCCAGTGCAAATTAACATATTACTACTTACTTTTTTAATCTTGCTTTGTAGCTGCTTTGCTATTACTCGATTTGATTTTATTACTATTATCATAACTATATTTTTTTTAATGTTGGTACTACAAAACCGGAAAGATCTTTCTTTGCTTTGCCCTTCGCCTTCAATCCTAAAATAACGCCTTTATTACTTATCATTTCAATATCTGATTTATCACCATTGATAACCTTTGCACCTGCATAGGTAGCTGGCAAAGAATGACTAAAAACAACTGCAGTATTAATACCTAATTTAACAGCCTCTAAAAATTCTGCTTGATTAGACTCAGATCTTGAAAAAGTTACTGTATAATTATCAGCACTTAAATAACGTTTGGCACGTGCCAAAACCTTTGTATAATCATACAGTAATACATTTTCGATATTTAATAAGTCTAAATTTGCATATTTTTTAAGTAGGTAGACAAAATCAAGATCCGAAGTACCGTTAAGTCTAAAGACTAATTTTGTCCCGTTCGCCTTTCTTATTTCGTTTCTAATTTCGTGAGCGAGTAAATTTAAAAATTCCGCCTTTTTGCTCACGTAAAAGTTAGTCTTATTAATTCTAGCTTGAATAATTTTAGGATATACGCCAGCAAGTCCCGCAGTATTTAAACACGCAAAAATACAGCCTGCTGAGGCGTGTGGGCAAAGGTTTAATCCTTTTGCATTTTGTGTTGAAGGGGACAAATAAAGTATAAAACTTTTGATATCATTTTTAGCCGTTTTCGCATTGCTTAACCCGTTTGAAAGTAACTTGGTTACATTAAAATTTTTCGCCTCGATTTTTAACTCTTTTACTGTTGTATTTTGTACATTTTGCATATCTGATAGTTTTTTTAATTTTAGTAGTAAATTTATGTTTTGTGCTTGCTTTCTGGCGTTCGTTCTATAGTTCATAACTTTTGTCATTTAGGTAGCAATCTACGTTTTGATATAAAATTTCGCTGTTATTAATTTGCTCTAATTGGTGATAAATTTCGCTTGGTAAGTCGTCAATGTTTAAAGATAAACAATTGTTTAAAAAAGGCGACGAATACCAATTTTTATTTACTCTAATTTGTGATAAGATAAATTTATCTAGAATGTTTTTTTGTTTTACGGTTAAATTTCGCATAGTGTTATATTTTTTCGATTAATATTAATAATAAATTTGCTATTGCAATAAATGCAATGATAATGACTGAAAGAGCTAATTTCGCTTCAAAATGTTTCATATTATTTATAAAAATTAGGGGTTATTAAATGTACTATTACAATTGCTATTATAATAACTGTAAAGAAAATTACTGCATTTCTGTTTTGATTTGTCATGGTGTTTGTTTTTAGTGTTATTTGTTGGTACAAAGATATACTACAAAGAAAGTAATTCAATTTTTGAAACTGTTAATATTTTGTTAATTTACAATAGTCAAACATAAATGTATTGAAATTCAAGTAGTTACATTGCAACTTTATTAAACAAAACGTATTTACTAAATGATAACTTAACTTTTACTTATATATATATATGTGAATCCCTTTATATTTTTGTAATGAGATCAACCCTGAGCGACCAGGATCAGCGATCAACCCAGAGCGACCATGATTAGCGATCAACCCGGAGCGACCATGATTAGCGATCAACCCGGAGCGACCAGGATCAGCGATCAACCTGGAGCGACCCCACCGAGGCAAACGGAATCTAAAATTACGCATCCAAGACCCCACCGAGGCAACCGATTTCAAAACGAGCGACCCCACCGAGGCAACCGATTTTTAAACTGAGCGTTTGAGAACCGCAAGAGCGACCCCGCCGAGGCAAATGGAATTTAATAACTAAACACTAAATATTATGAACACATACAAATTACTTTACGACAAGACTCTTAAATTAAAGAGCGTTGCAAGATCTAAGAACCCTATGAAACACCTAAAACCAAAGAAGAAAAAGCGAAAGTAGCGACCCCACCGAGGCAACCGATTTTCGAATCGCAGATTTGAGAACCGCAGGAGCGACCCCACCGAGGCAACCGATTTTTAATAAAATATTAGGTTATAACAATAATAATAATTAACTTTGACCATATGTACACACCATTACAAATATCGATGAAACTCAAGGTAGAGAGAAATGCGATTTATAAGAGAATAAAAGAATTGGAACTAGAGCCAATAAAACAAGTTGGAGTTTACAGATACTACGACATAAACAAGTTTTATGAAGTAAGGAATAGAAAGTATAAGAGTATCTGGCTTGGTAAGGAAAAGCTTCTAATATTAGATTACTGGATTAAGATGAGTAACCATAAGTCGGTAACTGAGATATCATTAGAGCTAGGCATAGAAGATCATAGGCTAAGAAACTGTATTAGAGAATTAAAAAACAACGATAATTGTATCACGATTAAATCAAAATTATGTTAGATAAAATAGAGGAATTAAAAGTAGTATTTGGAATAGATATTACCGAGAAGAGCAAAATATTTAAAGATAGATATTTAAGGTTGTGCTTTTACAGAGATATGGTAAACCAAGGCAAAACCATAAATGAAATAAAGGCAGTTCTTAAGGTAAATAAGACCGATATCCGAAGGTATCCTAAGCAAATAGACAAGATAATTGACACGGAACTTTTTGCTCAGTCAGAGATAGCTTATGATAGTTTGGATAGGCATTTGTTAACCAATATATTCAGCAAGAACTCACCACTTAGAGCAGACACTCCGATAGGAATTTACCCTAGTAAAAACGAAATTCCATATTCAATAATGGATGTGATAGACATTATGAAGCCGCATCGCAACTTCGAGAGTCCACTTTGGGATAAAGACCTAATAAACTACACATTAGAAGACTGGGAAGAGATAGAAATGTTAAGACTTTCCCAACAAATAATCGATAATAGTATAAACTAACTACATTTACAGAAACAAATAGATATGAACTTAGATGATTACATTACAGGAGCTTATGATGATGAAGCTCCATTCTACGAATTAGAGACAGTTAGGGACTACGCTGAGGTTATTAGTGAACTTGAGATTGGCGATGCAGATATAATCGAGCAAGAAATTGAGTTGTTAAAATCAGAGCTTAAGCGACTTAAGTATGCTTACAACTGCAAACGCAAATCAGTAGAGATATTAGTTAATAATATTGACCACTTAGAGAGCCACACTTACGTTAAGAACATTTTAAAAGACTTATTTTTATGAAGAATGATATAATTTGTTGGTGGAGCGGAGGAGTTACATCGGCAGTAGCTTGTAAATTAGCTATAGACATCTATGGAGTTGATAGATGCAAAATAATAATGATTGATACTCAAAACGAAGACGATGATACTTATCGTTTTAAGTTGGATTGTGAGAAGTGGTACGGAAAAGAGATTGACACTATTACTTACATTGGAGAAAAGTATGAGTCTATACAAGATGTTTGGAGAAAGCACGTTTCTTTAAATGTAGCTACAGGAGCTATTTGCTCTACAATATTAAAGAGAAAATGTAGAGAAGATTGGCAAAAGACAGCTAATTATACTCATCAAGTTTTTGGTTTTGAGTTTGAGAAGAAGGAGTTTAATAGAGCTTTAGGACTGAATAAAAACCACCCTAAGACAAAAGCGATTTACCCTCTTATTATGATGGCTTATGACAAGATAAAAACTATCAAGATAATTGAAGATGCAGGTATTACAATACCTAAAATGTATAGCTTAGGGTTTTCTAACAATAATTGTTTTAAAACAGGATGTGTTCAAGGAGGTATTGGATACTGGCAGAAGATGCAGAGGGAATTTCCTAGTAAATTTACTGCTATGGCTGAGATGGAGCACGAACTAACTGACCAAGCAGGAGAGCCTCGTACAATGCTAAAGGATCAAAGTAACAAAGCAAAAGAAAGTGGCAATACCTTAGTGTTTTTAGTTAAGCACCAAGACTACCCTAATTTAAAAAGCATAGATGAAATGCCTGATTGTAAGGTAGAGCCTCTTTTTGATTGTAATGGTCTATGCGGAGTAAATGATTTTGACAGAAATCCAACAGAAAAAGAAATTAATTATCAACTAGAGTTATGAGCAAGGAACAATTTAAATCAGCAAGAGAGAAGAGAGCACAAGAGAACGCAGACTTCTACAAAGTAAATGGAACTACAAAGTACGGAGAACCGCAAGTACTACCAACTAAGACTCCAGAAGCAGGAGAACAGCGTAGCGAAGAGTGGTTTAAAGACAGGTACGGTAAGTTTACTGCTAGTCAAATCCACAAACTGCTAGGCGTTAGAGGTCTTGGTCAAACAGGAGAGACTTATGCAGTCGAGAAAGCTATTGAAACCTTATACGGTCAAGTAGAAGAGAATATGCAGTCTTGGGATATGAAGAGAGGTATTGAGTTGGAGCCAATTGCTTTTGCGAAGTTCAAAGAGTTATATCCGGAGACAGTCGAGTCTTATATGTTTCCCTTTGGCGAACACGCAGGAGCATCACCCGATGGAGTAGTTGGTATTGAAGCAGTACTTGAGATAAAGTGTCCTAGAGCAGTAAAATTCTTCAAACTTGTCGCTGATGGGAATATTGATAAAGAGTACATAGCTCAGATGCAGATGCAGATGATGTGTTCCAATTCCAAGAGAGCCTATTTCTTCAACTATGTGCAAGTAGATGGACGAGAATATCATCACACCATTATCGTGGAGAGAGACGATGCCTTTATTGATTTAATGAAGGTTAGATTGGCTGAGGCAATCAAAATAAAAGAAGACTACATTGTTAAATTACTTAAAAACGCACAATATGAATCTTAACGAAAACTACCGTATAATCTACGACGAAAACAACACTATTCTACAGTTCTTTGAACAAAGAGAAAAGAAGCCTAAAGATGGAGTATCAAGTTATTATGAGTTCCAAGACAACTCTTACTACCCTAATCTAAAAACAGCTCTACAAGGTTTCTTGAACAAGTGTACTTGGGGATTAGAGACAGCAAAAGAAGTATTAAACAAGCTAGAAGAAGTAGCTAAAATTATCAGAGATGAACATAAATCGTAATTACAAGAACATTCTAGAAGATGTATTAGCTAACGGAGCTACATACAAGAATGAGAGAAGGAATGTAGAGAGACTACAGATACCTAGTTATACATTCAGACATAGTTTTGAAGATGGATTTCCTGCTATAGGACTTAAGAAACTGCCATTTAAGACAGTAGCGACTGAGCTATGTTGGTTCTTAAGAGGAGACAATACCTTAGACTTTCTTCACGAGCATAACTGCCATATCTGGGACGCTGACGCAAAGAATTGGGAGATAAAGACAGGAGAGAAGAACTCTGTAGGACAGAACTATTCTGTTCAATGGAGAGACTACGGAGGCAAGATAGACCAAATTGATATTCTTATCGAAGGAATGATTAAGGATATTATGTCTAGTAGACTTAAAGTTGAAGCTTGGAATCCGCTAGAGCTAGATGATACTGCCCTTCCACCCTGTCATACTGGATTTCAGATAATTGGAGTTCCGTTAGATAGTGGAGAGTTTGGGTTTGAGTTGCATTGGAATCAGAGAAGCGTAGATTTGTTCTTAGGTCTTCCATTTAATATAGCTTCATATGGCATCTTAGCTAGGATATTAGAGAACATCACAGGTTACAAAGCATTGGCCATTCAAGGAGACTTAAAGTGCGTTCATTTGTACGATAACAGCGTAATAGCCGCTTCTACTTTGATATTCAAGGATGATGATTTCCCTGAAGTAGAACTAGAAATAGCTTCTGATTTGTGGGGAGAGGATTTAGATCCAAGTAACTTTAAACTAATTGGCTACGAGAGTAACGAAGCAGTTAAAGTAGAAATGATAGCACCAATATCAATATAATATGAGCAGAGTAGAAAAGTTTAATGAGTGGATGAGAGCTATGGGTAATATTTATTACTTTGAAAATCAACTTATGCTGAACGCATATAATATCATCGAGGAATGAAAAAGATTAAAAGATTAGCAGCAGGGGAGCTTCAGATAGAGGTAGACTGCTCTAGGAAGAAAAAGTTAAGAAAGATACTTAACAAGGCATTCCCTAAAGACTTTCATAGTTTTGGGTTTATTCATAGTCCAAACTACACAATTCTATGGATTTCAAGATGCGAAGTTCACGAGTATATGTGGGCATGGTACGGTTCTCCAAGGTTAAATATAAAATCAATTAAATTATCGCAATATGGCAAAAACGGAGATCCAAAGAATTAATCGGATAATGAACCACAACCATGGTCGTGGATTAAATTCAGAAAGAGTAAATAAAATTTATCGAAAAATACTTGCCTTAAAATTTGGTGGTATAATAAATAAGTTTTAAATTAGCATTTCTAAACGTTGAGTATGACTTTTGTGTATTCTGTGGAACGTTTAGAATATTAACGGATGTAAGTTAGGAGCATCTTAAAATCCTAGCAACAAATACTATTTAATTATGAGCAATCGTAAACAAGCATTCGCACAACCAATGACAAATCCATCAACACGTTTTATGGAATGGAAGTCAAAACACAAATTATTCTCTTTCTGGAGCAAGGCTGATGAAAAGGAATTGACACAAACATTACCGTTCAAGTTCTTATTACTTGATGAGCTACACACTATAGGTGGTTGGAACGACTCTTCTGAGTCAAGGATATTCGCTAACGAAGTTAAGTTTATCGGGAAGCAAGAGATTACAGTTAAGGCTTCTAAGGGTGGAGTTTTAGCAAAAGGAATCTACTCTGCTATTAAAGATAATGCAAAGAATGCCGGAGGACATTACCTTAAGTCTATTTACATTATGCTAGAGGATAATTCTCTTGCAAATATTAAGTTGAAAGGTTCTGCTGTTAAGGAATGGGGAGACTTCACTCAAGCCAACAGAGCTGCGTTATCAGGACAATGGATAGAGGTGAATGGAGCTAAAGACAGCAAGAAGGGATCTGTTACATTTTCAACTCCTGAATTTACTTTAGGTAAGGCATTAAATGCTACTGAAGAGACAGATGCCGATGCTTGTTTTGACACTTTAGAGGCTTATTTAAAGGCTTATCTAGTTCAGCAAGATACTGAAGAGATTGAAGTAGTTGCAGAAACTGTAGAAGACTTAGATTTCTAGTGTTTTATTTGTTTTGTTCAAAAGAGCCATTCCTTCGGGAGTGGCTTTAGTTTTTTTATAAATAATTGAAAATTACCCACCCCTACAGAAATATAAATAATTAAGGGGGGTGTCCCTAAATTTGACCTAAAAATAGAAAAAAGCCGCCACATTATTATAAACCCAATGATACCAAGGGTTAAGATAGGCGGCTTTTATTTGTTAAGATTTTGTTAATGTTGCCTTTTTATCCATTCTTTAGATATATCTTTGGTAAAAAATATAAATTATGAAATATAGTAAGAGTAAGGTAAGAGAGTTATTAGATAAAGGGATTCACATTTTAAAGATAGAGCATACTGAAGAGTTTACTGAATTAGTTAAGGGATTATACCCTTATGACAAATGGCTTAGTAGTAATTCTATAGCTTCTGTAGAAGGTTATTATTTAGTTACAAGTAGAAACAGTAGTAATAGATGGTTTTGGACTGACTTTGAAACAGACCGTACTGTTATACTATTCTCAGAGATAGAGAAAGATGAGGTGATATGGTTAGGTAAGGATATGCAGTTTTTAGATTGGAAGGGAGAATGGCAAAGTTGTGCTTCAGGATTTACAACTAAATACCGCCTCAAACCTAAGAAATCAGATAAGGAATTAGAGATAGAGAGATTAGCCGAAGAACTTGGATATAACTTAACAAAGAAATAAGATGAAAATAAGCGTTTTTAAGGACTTATATAAGTCAAAGGATATTCCTTACTCAATGGAGATAGATAAGGTCTTAGAGAGGATAAAAATAGGCAAATCAAAGGCTTTAGTAGAAAAGATTAGAGAAGGAGATAAGGCTGCTAAGAACTCACTACCTTGTATTTTATTTTCAGGAGAGTTTACTGAGAGAAATTCCAACTCTTTAGTAACGCACAGTGGTCTTATGGTTGTGGACTTTGATAAGTACCCCGACGAGGCAACTATGACAACTCAGATGCAGCTATTAAAACAAAACCCTCACTTTATATCTCTATTTATTTCTCCTAGCGGTAAAGGTATAAAAGGAGTGGTTAAAATACCTGAGGCTACCAAGGCAACTCACCCTAAATTCTTCAAGGCATTTCAGAAGCAATTCAATTATGAGTATTTTGACATAGCCAATTCAAATGTAGACAGAGTTTGTTTTGAGTCTTATGATCCAAACATATTTATCAATATGGATGCGAAACTTTTTGAACCAACCCTTATTGATGAGGGTTACACAATGTCTGAGAAAGTTCCTTTAGTTCCTCTAAGTGATGAAGGTAAGATTATAGATAAGATTATGCAGTTTGATTGGAAGAAAGGTTTTGTAGATGGCGAACGTAATGCGTTTATCTTCGATTTAGCAGGAGCATTCTGTGAGTACGGAATATCAGAGTACACTGCAGAGGGATATATCTTAACAAATGTTATTGATGGAGACTTTACTGACTCGGAAGCAAAAACCACTATAAAATCAGCCTACAGAAAGAGGACATTTGACTCTAAGTTCTTTGAAGATTACACTAAGATAGACTTAATGCGTTCTGACCTGAAGAGAGGGAAGAAATTTGTAATGGATAAGTATCAGGTAGACGAAGAGATTGTTGACGATTTGAATAATGACTCTGAGCATACTGCGTTCTGGGTTGTAGATGATAAGGGTAAAATATCTATAAATTCATTCCGCTACAAGGATTTCCTAGAGCGAAACGGATTTAAGAAGTACTTTCCACACGAAGCAACTGAACCGACTTTAGTTTACGTTCACGAGAACAAAGTAGTTGAGACATCGGTAGAGAGGATCAAAGATTTTGTATTGGGGTATCTTATTCAGAGAGAAGAGATGGAGGTATGGAACTACTGTGCTAAGTATAACAACTTATTTTCAGAGGTGTATCTTTTGATGTTGCCAACGATAGAGCTGATGATGCTTAGAGACACGAGGCAAAAGTCTTTTATCGCATTTAGGAACGGAGTGTTAGAGATTACTAAAGACTCAATTGAATTGGTTGAATATTTTACCGTAGGAGGTTACATTTGGGAGAATCAAATCATCAACAGAGACTTTGAATTGTTAGAGGAATTTGAGAATGAGTACAAAGTTTTTGTGAATAACATCTCTAGCAATGAGCCATTATCTATGGAGTGTGTTATTGGATATCTAATATCTACGTACAAGAATAAAATGAATAATAAGGCTATTATATTGAATGATGAGACTATAACAGATAATCCTGAAGGAGGGACTGGAAAAGGATTGTTCATCCAAGGCATTAATCAGATAAGAAAGATTGCTATTTTAGATGGTAAGACCTTTGACGATAAGAAATCATTCCCTTATCAGACAGTATCAACAGAGACTCAAGTACTTGTTTTTGATGATGTTATACGTAACTTTAACTTTGAGAATAAATTCTCTCTAGTAACTGAAGGAATGACATTGGAACGTAAGAACAAAGATGCTATTAAATTGAAAGTAGAAGACTCTCCTAAGATGGTAATCTCTACTAACTACGCAATCAAAGGAGAAGGGAATAGCCACGATAGAAGAAGGTTCGAGGTAGAGATAGCTCAGTATTACGGCAAGAATTTAAGTCCATTTGACGAATTTGGAAAGCAATTATTTGATGATTGGGAAGATATTGAGTTCTTAAAGTTCGATAATTATATGGTTAGGTGTTTACAATCATTTTTAAAGCTAGGACTAGTTCCTCAGAACGCTAAAAACATTAAGCTTCGTAAGTTTATAGCCGAAACATCAATGGAGTTCTTAGAATGGATAGGAGATAACGAGAACGTAGGTCGCAATTGCAGATTAGAGAAGAAATTATACTACGACAATTTTGTAGATGAATATCAAGATTTTAAAAAGTGGCTACAACGCAAGAGGTTTAACATTTGGATACAGAAGTACTGCTCTTACATGGGTTACATCTACAACGATGGTCATTCAGCATCAAGCCATTGGTTCGTAATTAAGACAGATGATAAACAAGATATTAACGAAATAGAATTTTAATTATGAAATTTATAACACAATTTTTCTGTAACCATTCCTATATGAGTTATTGGAAAACTATAGGAAATAAATTTTATCACACGAAAAGATGGTATTATGATGATTATAAAGTTACTTTTTGTTGGAAATGTAAAAAAGAAATAGATGAAACAACTTAGACCATATCAATCAGATCTCGCTAACAAAGGACTTTCAGTTCTTAGATGCTTAAATATCGTTTATCTGACTATGGAAGTACGCACAGGCAAGACAGCTACTGCGTTAGAGATAGCTAAGCTATACGGAGCTAAGAACGTGTTGTTCGCTACAAAGAAAAAAGCCATTTCGTCTATATTAGACGACTATGCAGAATTTGCATATACCTTCAAGATAACCGTTGTAAATGACGAGAGTCTGCATAAAGTAAACGAGGATTTTGATTTAGTGATTCACGATGAACATCACCGCTTTGGTGCGTTCCCGAAGCCTAACAAAGTAGCAAAACTCTTTAAGCAAAAGTACAGACATTTGCCAATGATATTCCTATCCGGAACTCCAAGTCCAGAGTCGCACTCTCAATGGTTTCATCAGTTTTGGATATCTAATCATTCTCCTTTCAAGCACACCAATTTCTACAAGTGGTGTCACGATTACGTGAATGTGAAAGATAAGAGACTTGGCTATGCTATCGTGAAAGATTACTCCGAAGGAAGGGAAAAAGAGATAAAGGAAGTAGTAAATCCTTATTTAATTACGCTCACTCAAGCAAAAGCAGGTTTTACAACAACAGTTGAAGAGACGATTTTTGAGGTAGAGATGAAGCCAATTACCTATGCGATTATCGAAAGGCTAAAGAGAGATCAATTTGTCAAGAATCCTGAAGGAGATTTAATCCTAGGAGATACAGGAGTTAAAATGATGCAGAAGTGCCATCAATTGTATAGTGGAACGGTTAAGTTTGAAGATGGAAGCAGAAAAGTAATAGACGATTCTAAGGCGGTTTTTATCAACGATAAATTCAAAGAGGACAAGATAGCTGTCTTTTACAAATTCACCGCTGAATACGACTGTATTAAAGCCACAATGGGTGATAAGATAACTAATGACTTAGAAGAGTTTAATACCACCGATAAATGGATAGCTCTTCAGATTGTTTCGGGCAGAGAAGGGATATCTTTGAAAGCTGCAAAGTATTTAGTATATTATAACATTGACTTTTCCGCAGTATCATATTGGCAATCTAGAGATAGACTTACAACGATGGAGCGACAGCATAACCAGGTTTTTTGGATCTTCGCTAAGAGAGGAATCGAAAAGAAGATATACAAGACCGTAATGCAGAAAAAAGATTACACATTAAAAATATTCAAGGCTAATCTTGATTAGCATTAAAAGATGAAATTATGATACAACCAAATGAATTAAGAATAGGAAATTATGTTAATACTGAAAACGGAGTTAAAAGAGTCAGTACAGTAAGTGTCGACGGATGGAGTATGCATAAGGTATGTGAGACAATACCACTAACAGAAGAGTGGTTATTAAAGTTTGGGTTTGTTTATAATGGTTGGAATTATGATTTTGAAAACTTAAGATTTCACGCACAGTCTAAAAGTAGAAATGGAGAATTTTTTAATACAGAATTTTATATAAAAAAAGGATTGGAAATGATTTTAGTTTCTTTTAATATAAATTATGTTCATCAACTTCAAAACATTTACTTCGCATTAACAGGAGAGGAGCTGTTATGATAGAGCAAGCTAGACAAAAGAAGATATCTGATCGACTCAAGAGAGAAGGTTGGATTGTAGTTAAATTGATAAAGACTACTATGAATGGAATACCTGATCTTATGGCTCTACGCAATGGTGAGACCTTATTTGTAGAGGTGAAACAGCCGAAAGGAGTTTTAAAGCCATTACAAGAATTACGTGTGCAAGAGCTTAAAGAACAAGGTTTTAGAGTTGAGGTATGGATAGACTACGAAATTAATTTCGTTAAATAATTGTTAATACTAATTTTTAATTAGTATATAGATACTACATTTACAGAAACAAATAGAAATTATGAGCGGAATTTACGGAAACAGTAGAGAAGACAGGTGCTTTGAGTCAATGTGTGACGATTACACAGACCAATATTTCGTAGGAGACATCTGCGGATGCGAGAAAACTCAATCAGATGAGCAAAATGAAAAAGAGCAAGTAGAGATTGACGAAGTTGTATACGACTTAGGAGATACTTACAAAGGATACTACAACTGCACTGAATGTGGCTATAAGTTTACTAATGATGATATTAAAACAGTAAATTTTGAGTATGAAGTTACAAGTAACTTTGATGATCTAAAGTTTTACTTTGATAGCGAAAAAGAAGCAGATATGGATATCAGACAAAGACTAATAGATTCTATTCAAGATGGATTAATTACTAAAAGATATTCGGATTTTACAATAACAAAAGTATAAATTATGAAATCACAAGCAAAAAAGTTAATAACGTATTTAAAGAGAAGTCCTAGAAGTAAAATAGGTACTTATTACAGAGGGTCAAAAAGTAATTGGGAATATTATTATGCTATTTCAGGTTGGTTGGAAGGAAAGTATTTTTGCGTATATCTATTTAAAGGAAAAGACAATCCTTCAGAAAACCATATAGCAGCAACAACAGACTGCATAGAAGAAATTCAGAGTTTATTTAAAAAATATTCTTTAGATGAGACCAGGAAATAAAATGTATAAAGGTCTGGAGATTCCTGCTAACGCAAATCCTTTCTTAACAAAGACCGGAAGAGAGTGTTATTACGTTGGCAGGTTTATCGACGAGGAGGACAGGTCTGAGAAGGCTTATGTTAGATTCCTAGATACGATGAAAGTTAGAATAGTAGATTGGTTATTAATTAATAAATACGTAAAATGATAAGTTTTAATTATTGGTTTTCTAAAGATGTTGAAGGTAGTGACGAATATTTCTTCGATACGTTTGAAGAGTTTGAGAATTTTGTCAACTACATATTTGAGTTCGTTAAGAAGACTAAAAAAGTCTATGTGATGATGGATATATACGACGAAGAAGTTAGATCCGCTACTATTACAAACGATTTGAAGAAGCATCTCCCTTCGGAATTTGCTAGACTAGAATCGCTAGAGGGATTTGTTAACTACGGAATATTTGAGTTTGACAACAGGCAAGAAGCTGATAATTTTATAGAAGACTTATGCGAGGATTTATAGCAATAGCAGTACTTTCGTTTCTTACCTTTATAGCAGGATTGGTGATAGTATTGGCATAACGTATTGCGTCTTTGTCCTCGTTGTGGGCGATTAAAAACTAATAATTACTAACAATACCTAAACTTAAAATTATGCCGAATACAGACAAAAATACACCGATGCCACAATGCGACAAAAACGCTGTTAGCAGTAGTGTTTTTATATATTGCTGGTTAAATATCAATGATGGTAAATTTTCTAATAGTTGGAGCGAAGAAGATATGAAATACATTGACGATGAAATGTTATCAATAGCAAATAAAGACGGATGGAAATTAATAAAATACCAATGTCTTACGGATGAAAAATTTGAATTTTACAATCAAATGCAGTTGCGTTAGAACATTACTGCTAACGTTCCCTCGCTTGGCTTAGTGCCGAGTTATGAAAACAATAATTTCTAATTTAAAATAAACGTGATGAAAAACGATATAAACGAAAATAAGGCATTGAGCCAAACGAGTGTTATGCCTCGTTGTTCTACTTGTAAACATTGGATTGATAATTTCTATGTTTTACAAGGATATTCAGAAGATTATAAAATATGCAATATTGCCGATGAAGATAAAAGCAACGGAATGATTGATGCCATATGTTCAGGTGAAGGTATTGGAGGAGAGTTAATTACTAGAAATGATTTTGGTTGTGTTCTACACAATGAGGCATAACGTCCTGCGTCTTTGCGAGGTTGTGAACTATTCAAGACTAATATTAACAAAAATAAACTAAACTTTAAATTATGGAAAATACAGACAAAAATACAGGAATGTCACAATCTTGCAAAAACGCTGTTATAAGCCGTTATTCTAATTCAGATATTTTTAAATTTACTGATGGATGGTGGATTACTACATATTGCAAAAGCCAAAAAAGATTTATAAAGCTAATTGGTGTTTTTAAAACTAAAGACGAAGCAAGAGCAGAGGTTATTTCGCTTAATGGCTTATAACGTTCCCGCGATAGGGGCTGTTTGCTTATGCGGAAACCTACTTTCGGCAAATAGCACTTATCGTGTGTTACAAGCAGGCTTTTAATTTAAAACAAAATGAACTTATGAAAATACTAAATTTATATTGCGGAATAGGTGGAAACCGTAAACTATGGGGAAACGACCACGAAATTACAGCGGTTGAATACGATTTGAAAATTTCTGAAAAATACAAAGCTTTATTTCCTAATGATACAGTTGTAGTTGCTGATGCACATCAATATCTATTAAACCATTATTCAGAGTTCGATTTTATATGGACTTCGCCACCTTGCCAAACGCATAGCAGAGCAAATTATTTTATAAATTATATTACTGAAAGTCGTTATCCTAAAATGGAGTTATGGCAAGAAATAATTTTCTTAAAGACCTTTTTTAAAGGAAAGTTTTGTGTGGAAAACGTAGTGAGTTATTACGAATATTTTATACCACCAACGTCAGCAGTAGGTAGACATTATTTGTGGTCAAACTTTAAAATCCCAAAAATAGAATTGCCGAAAGATGAAGTGGGAACAATGATGAAACAATATGTAGGCAAAAAAAACCACGCTCATTCTAAGAAATTAGAAGATAGAAATGCAGTCAACCACGAATTAGGATTACACATCTTGAATTGTGCAACTGAAAGTTATGATGCAAATATCGTCAATCAGATCGGGTTGTTCGGAGCTTGCTTGTAAC